GTTAGTGACGTTATGTCGGGTGTTAATGCGCCAATAACACGATTTACTGTCGCCTGTTTGTAGTCTTTGTACGTCTGGGTTCCATAGGGTTCCTCAGGGTCGTCAAACTTACTCATTAATTCATCAGCAAGTTTCCAAGTTGACTCATTAAATCTAAAACCGTTCTTTTCTCTTGTATTGAACCATTTTATCAATTCAGGAGTTCCGCGTATTTCACCCATTTCAAACGCTTCTCTCAAAGCAATATTATTCAATGCTTCTTGGCGCGGTGTAATATCGTAGATAGAGTTGATTGTTGTGTAAGCCTCTTTAGCTTTCTTCATCAACGCAGACGTATTTGGACTTGCGTTTATGAGTTCAGCCATTGTCTGACCTTCGTCACCAACAGGTGCTTGTAGAAACTGACTAAATGGGACTGCCGCATTAGCTGGGTTGTTGTAGAAATCAGCTACTGCGTCTGTAATCGCATTTTCTTCTGCTTCTGCTTGGGCTTTTGCTACACGATCTTTCTGTGCTTGACGGAAATTAATGTCTCGCTCAATCCCTTCACCCTCTTTGGTGATCGTGTTCCACTCTTGAGGTGTCAGGCGTAGTACACCGCTTTCTTGTGCAGCCGTGAGTGCATTGATCATCTCAAGGTTATCTGTGGCATCCGCAACGGATAGCCAAGAAGCCAACAACGCAGACCGCGATTTAGGACCGCTAAACCCTGTGCCGTATGCTTGGTTATTCAGACCGGCTAATGCACCGATACCTTCTTCAAGGCTTATCTCACCTGACGAGACACCCAGCGCAATATCATCAGCTTGCTTTTGGATAGCCGCTAGGTGGTTACGCTCCATCTGCGCAGAGATGTTTGCTTGGTGTGCCGCGCCCATGTTGAACACAGTGTTCTCAACGTACCCCATAGCCCCCGCGAGGAAGTATGGGTTGTTATGTTCTGGGTCCGTTAGAAAACCGTGAACACGTTCATTCATCCACTCGCGGAATCTATTAGGGTCCGTAGAATACTTCATACCGGACTTTTCGTAGTCCAGCGTAGCTTGTTCTTTGAACTCAATCGCCGCTTTCTTACCCATAGTCTCGTTATAGGCTTGGTTGTAAGCCTGAGAGTTTGAGCGGAACAACAGGCCCTTTCGGACCTGTGCTAGTTCTTCGTTGGGGTCTAGACCAGCCATAGCGTCTGCCGCACCTTGTTTAGCGAGTTCGTCTAGCTGTTGTTTCTTAGCTTTAGCAGCTTCGTTACCAAAGAAGTTAGATACATCACTAAACCCTTTAGCCATAGCAGCTTCACCCATGCGATCCCGCGCGGGTCTATAGTAGTTGTCGATGACTTGAATGAGGTTTCGTGAGGCCCCACGCTGGGGCATTTCTGGTGTAATCCGTGCCATTTAATACCCTTACGTCATATATTTCAGACCAGCCGAAGCTGCCGAAGCAATGTGGCCCATGTTGAGTGATGTCATTGGAACTTGAGCAATACGGCCTTTAGCCTCTTCCTCGTATCCTTTAAGATTTCTGTTAGTTTGTATCTTCAAGCTAGTACGCTCTAGACGGTCACGATAAAGGTTACGCGCCTCTACTGCGTTACGTTCAGCGATCATATCTGTCATGACCTGACCGCCGCCACCTGTCTCGAACATGCTTACAAACGCTAGGTCGGTGTTCGATCTTGCAGTCAACGCACGGTCCATAGCGGTCATCAGGAGTTGTCGATTGTACTCGACATAGCTTTCCATTTCCTGATCTTGCTTGTATGCGGCGGTGCGACGAGCCATTGCAGCATTGTTTAGTGCCGCTTGGTTTTGAGCATTAACTTGTGAGATACTGCCAAGTAGATTAAAGCCAGCCGAGAGGGCTGCCATTGTCATTGGGTCCATATCTTTTTCCTACGTTATCTTTGCGAACTCATAGAAAGTCTCGTTGTCTTTCCCGAAGTTCTTGTGTTCGTTAATGAAGGTAAACCCACACCACTTCAGCCACTTATGGTGGACTGTGTTACGTGCGTCTGTGTAATTAAATACACACTTGTACCCCTGAGAAATCTCAGAGATACCTGTTCTACATTCTCGAAGAAATTGTCTCTGATGTTTTAGTAAGTCTGGGGTCGCCATCATCCAGATAGACCCCAAACCTTTTATATGAGTATCGTTGACCCCATAGACACCTATAGGGGTGCCTGAGGGGTCGAACATTGTTTTCATGTGTCTAGACATAACCAGAGCGAAATAGAGTGCCATATAAGGCTTCAGTCCCGTCTGTGCATATAACTCAGCTACGTCCTCATCCCTCAGGTTATCTGCGAGGTGACTAATGTCTTCCTCTAGGGTGTCTCGGACGTAACCATTCATTATAGCCTCTGTGTCTTTCCTACATACATTCCTGACCATTCCATCGAACCAAAGGCACATGGAAAGGCACTATCGTTTACAATTTTGATTTCTACTCGGTCATTCTGGGCGAACACGGGGAACTTAAATTCACCTGTGTCTCGCGGCATCAGACCGGCTACGTTGTCAGCATCCGCAAAGATACGAGCGTTAAACAAATGTTCGAACGTATCGTTGTTCTTCGGTGTAATCTGAATTTTGAAGAACGCAGTGTCCATGTAGATCAATGACATGTATCGCAACTGCACCCGACCCTCTTGAATCGCAGCCTCACCTGTAGGGGTATCCTCGCGGATATACTGAGGCGAAAAGATGTATTCGAAGATGTATGGGATGCCAGCGTTGATCGTAGATGATGTATGATCACCTGAAACTTTAACACGTGTACGATCTGTCTGAATCTCAGGGTCTAGTTTTTGACCCTTAGGATTCTGCATCTTGAACATTTCAATCTCACGGTTTGCTGGGATCGCGTATGGTAGTTCAAACTCTGTCTTTTCAGTCGCAGCGTCATACGTTGCAGATAAGAACATCGATTCATCAATACGGTGGTCTAGCAATGCCAAGTCAGTAGGTTTGGTGTCTAGGAACATACGATCAATGTGTACCTCACCACCCATCTCATAGACGATGTACAAGAAGTCTTCGAGGAACTCACATCCAAGCAGTTTGACACCCTCACCGAAGTCCCAATGGGACCATGAGGTTTGTACCTTCTCACCACCTGAGGTGTACCATTTGTAAACGTACAGTTTCTGTTGGTCTAAACCAGATAGACAGACCATAACGTCATCGTATGTAGACACCGCCATCTGTCGTACTTCGTTAGGGATGTACGCGGGTATCTGTACGGTGATCTCGTCAGCGTCTACCGTCTTCAATTCTTCGTCGATGTACAACTCTCGAACCGTCGAGTTAGTAGCACCATCGGTCACAAAGAACACGATAGGACCAGACGCAACCGGTCTAGCATAAGGTGAACATGCAAACTTAGTTGATGGAACGATACCAACGGACGCTGGTGATAGTACCTGTTCAGATGTCAGCTTAAATTGTTGGGCATCTGAGAAGAGAACTAGCGTATCCGAGAAGACCGCCGCGTGGTGTAGGTTGTTAACGCGGCCTGTAATCGAGGCAACGTCGATCCGGTCAGAGGAAAATACCTGAACCACGGTGGTACGAAAGAGTGTCTCTAAGTCACCCACGGCAGATAGGATAGCGTTTTCCTCAGAAAGAAATCCCAATCTTCCTTTATATAGAAACATTGAGGATATTTTCTTTCCTACGAAAGACGGTGCTGGGTTGGTGTCTGCGTCACCGGCTAGGCGACCTTCCCACGTGTGTTCCCTAAATGTGAACGTGCCGTTAGCTTCACGTACAAGAACGTGAGGCATAGTGCTTGGTTGAAACTCTTCTAATGCGTTATAACCGGCAGTTTCGATCCACACACCTTTGTCATATTTAACCCAATAGTCTTCTGTCTGATCGTTAAGGTTACCCTTGATCTGGACCAAACGGTCTTGGGCCTCGGCTGGGGGAAGTTTATCGAATGACTGTATGCGGTCTGTGTACGCTTCCATAGCGTTACCGCCGAACTGGTCGAGGACTTCTACGGTTGCACCATTAGGCACCGTAAAGGTTAACACAGGACCATATACGGTAGCGTCAGTATAACCACGGGAAATTGCGTTCACTTTAAGTTCTTCAGCAATATCCGCAGTACCCTCTAGGGCTGTACTGGCAGTTGTGTTGTCGTTAGTAGATGTGGTTGCTGCCAGCGACCCGTTTATATAAACAGCATATGTAGTGGACGCGACAGCACGTTTAATAAACACCGAACATTTAGCCGCTGGGTTACCGCGAGTATCAGCCGGTGTGTTTGTTGTAATTGTTTTCTCGTTATTAAGTACGAATGTGGTGTCTGCAACTGTAACAAACCGTAGTTTTTTCCACATATCAGTTGTGGGTAGATAACCTTTGCCGTCTGGAAAGTTTACCGTTTTCTGTACACCGTCAACATCGTAAACCGAGAGGTCACCGACACCGCTATTCACAGTGCCTACAACGATATATTTTTCGTTAATGTCCCTATCGATTACATGTACGGCGGTGTTGTCATCCATTCCTGATGATTGGATTTTAGCTACGTGTTGAGTAGGTGGTCTTTTTTGCAGACCCGCAACAACCGAAGGATAAGCATTCTTCATTTCCTCGCCAGAGGTTCGAAGACGTTGTGGAGCCGGTTGTTGAGAAACACCACTAATAAGGTTAGAAACCGTAGTTGAAACTAGGGGCATATTGTAACCTCTTAGTAGGCTGTACGTGACAAGATACCAGCAACCGCTGTGTTACCTGTGAGCATGTTGTTATCTTCAACTTCCATGTTCTCAGCCAGTAGTGCAGCCCGTGCCATATCTTCGTCAGCCGCGTTGAATGAAGACACCGCCCCTGATCCCATCACACGTTCCTGATAGATACGTGCGGATCGAATAGCGATGTAACGACGACAAATTTCTGGTAGTTCTTCAAAGCCTAAAGCAACGACCATCGTCACCTTAACTTTGTCTGTAAATGTATACGTGTGTTCTTTTCGGTCATACAGTAGGCGACCACGTGCCACCAAGTCTTGCCCTTTATCTTCACCTGTGGTGTCAACCGACAAGATGTTAGCGGGTAGAACAAGGTTGTTTGATGTATTTGGAATAAGATCGTAATCGACTTCTGTGTTCCAGTAGAAGCCGTGTGTTTGAATTTCTCTGGTTACCTGACGAACCAAGTCTCTAGCTAGAGCCGCATCAACGGTAATATCACCCGTAATGGCACTCACTGGACTCTCTCCAATGTTAGCTAGGCATACGTTGACTGCTTCGAGTTCAGTCGTGGGGGTCAATAGTGTTGCCATGAGTTTTCCCTGTAGATGTTAAAAGGCCCCTCTAGGTAACTAGAGAGGCCCATATGGATTATACCGCAGCGCGGAGTTCGATGATGCACTCTGGGCGCAATACACCGTGTCCGACAGCCATCTTAGATACAGCTAGTGTACCTTGACGACGAATGTCGTATTCCATTTCAGTTGCCATATCCATCAACTGAACAGTACCCAACGCTTGACGTTGAATAACCAATGCAGATGTGTCTGACGCATCCACAGCATACTTCGAGTTGAAGTCTGGGAATCCAGAACCAGCCGCAGTAACGTGGTCAACAGCCATGTTGTTGGATTTAATGATTTGCATACCAGCAACGCGCATGATTGTACCGTCTGAGTACGAACCATTTTGACCGAAGTCGCGGTTGATCAACTTGTCGTTCTGTACAAGTGCATAGTACACAGTTGGGCTAACAATAACGAAACGCTCTGTTTCAGGAACATTGCGTGTGTCAAGTGTCGCCGCTGCGTCATAGATACCTGTAACAATATCCGCAGTTGTTGGTGTCAAAGAACCAAGGTTTTCAGACGATGCTGAACCTTGACCAGCTACACCGGCACCAAGACCTAGAGGGTCACGTGCTGCTTTAACTGCCATAGAAAGCAAGTTGCGGTCATATGTTTGCGCAAGGGCTTGACCCATTTGCTTTGAATATTCTGCGCGTACATCGTAGTGGTTCTTAGCTTCATCGATGTTTGCGATGAAAGTGTTCGCAATCAACATGTCGTCGATTGTGATAACTTTCTCACCGTGTTCGATGTTGTTACCAAGAATCTCTGCGCCAGCCGTATGATAGGCGGCAGTAGTTTTTCCGATAGCCGGAAATTGCGCTGACTTCCCGTTCTGAATTGAACGGATACGTGTTTTCTCTTTCATTACCGTGTTGGCATTGAAAGTAGACATAACCTCGCCAGAGAAGACCTTTAGAAACAGGTTATTTGTATCACCTGATAGACCGGCCTGACCCAAGCGGGATGGGTTAGCATTACTCATTTTATTTCACCTTAGAAAAGAGTTTAGATTGTTAGGTTTGGTTATCTAACGGTTCCTTTGCGCTCTTTCCGGTAAGGTTATCCCTCGTAAGGGGCCTCAACGTATTCGTTTGCTTTGGTTGAGTTAGATGAAAAAAAGAGAACACCCGTGGCCTTTGAGTGTTCGTTTTCGCCACCCACTAAAAAGCGGCGTGGTCGAGGGGGCCATAAGACCCCCTACTTTTTCGCTCTGTTTTCTGAGCGAGACATGATTTTCAAGTTATTGTTTGAGTTGTTTGTGGCATTACCATCAGAGTGATCAATGTCTTTTCCAGCTAGTTTAGACTTCCCGTGTTTAGCTATCATCATCCGACGAGCCTTGTTACGTGAAACCCTTTTCTTAACTTGTTCAGGACGAGCCTGATACTCTTTATCGTACTCTGAATAAACCCGTCCTGATGCGCTCATGTATTCCTCTTGATCTTTAAATCGTTTGGTTTGGCTGTCTTGGCAGCGTCCTTGAAGTTCTTGGCAGACGGTGCGCCTTTATCACCGGCTTTTCGCATCTTTTCACCAGAACCGTTTTTGATACGCTTCCTCTTTTTGTGAATGTTTTCGTAAAGAGACATTAGAGAATGTTCGACCTCGCTAGTTTAGATTCAACCTGTGCGCGGAACGCTGGGTCATTCTCATAAGCTGGGTTCTGCATATCAGCCATCAACTGTGTGACACTTTCGTAAGCAGTACCGCCGCCGCCTTGTAGACTACCTGACAGATTGCGTGTTGGTTCCATACCTTCTGCCGCATCACGACGAGCGGCAATAGCACGAATTTGCATTTGGATTGCTTGGAAATCGTTAGTGTCTACGACAGAGTTGAAATAATCAATCTCAGAGTCGTCGAGGTTGTCAGCGGCCCATTGGGTTAACTCTTGGTAACCCTCAGGTCCACCTACCTCGTTCATGATCGAACTACGTTGCTGTTCTACAGCACCAAGTTGGCTGTCAATGTAGCTATCAACAATGTGTCGTGGGATACCCGCCTGTTCTAATAGATCATAGCTTTCAGGTGTAAGATCACCGTTTGCCCAAAACTCTTGTGATAGAGCATCATAATCGACACCCACGCTTTCTAAATCTTCACGTGTGTTGTCTTCATCATACTCTTGTTGTTGGCTTCCCATGCGTTGCTCTAATTCAGCATACGCTTGTGCCATATCTTCAGGTGAACTGAATTTCTCAGGTAGCCACTCTGGGCGTTCCTCAGATACTTGTTCCTGTCCCTCGACACCGTTCTCGGCATCCAATAGAGCCGCGTGGGTCTCTAGGTCAGGACCTTCAGTTTCCGCTGAAGTGTCGATAACTACTTGTTCGACCATTACTGATTTCCTCCTGCGACAGCTTCACGTATTGCGCCAGCGGCCTCTTTAGCGACAGGGCCTGTAGCCTGTTTCGCCATATCAGCCATCATTTGACGCTCTTGCATCTGCATCATTTGCTGTCGTTCTTGTTGCATTTGTTCTTCTGATTTAATCAGACCGTCCATGTCGATACCCAAAGCAGTTCCCACGCGGGTGATATAGTCACCTACGTTCATGAACTGACCGACAGCCTGTGGTCCTAGCGGTGCAAGTGCCTGTAGGAACATCTGATATTTATTCATATCATGCCCACGGCCCAACGCTTCTAGACCAGTAACGATAGTTGGATTTGCCACACCCTTCGGCAATGAAGGTAGGCGTTTCTTCTTTGTCATACGCGCTATGATGCGGTTGACTAATGGTAATTGAAATTCCTGACTCAGAATAGAATAGACACCGCCCAGCGCATCCTCTAGTTCCCCTGCCATGTAACGAACCTCTTCGGCTGTCACACGTTCACCCGCACGTTGAATCGCGGAGTTCATAAGGAACGCAAAGGCTAGACGCTCAGTGATTGCAGCTACTGTATTAGAAGCAATCGACATATCTGCTTGTTTCTGTACTTGCAGCGTCGATACCTCGGCTGCGTTACCAGACACGATAGCACCGTTGTCAGCTTTAGATATGTCTCTAGCACGTGTCGTACCGTTAGGTGCAACCATAAAGATTACTTTAGCAGACACAGCGGATGCCTCTAGGATTGCCTTGGACAAACCCTCAAGTGAGATCAGGTCACCAATGTATTCTTCTACATATGATCGACCATAGTCTTCACCATCGATGCGCGTCCAGCGGAGTGCAAGCATAGGTGCTTTGTCTAATGGATACTTACCATAGCTGTCAGGAATCTTCATTCCTTCCACTTCTTGGTACAGTACATATTTGTTACCTTCACGAACCATTTTGGTGTAAAGGTTAATCTCGTCAGATTTCTTATTGTTTTGATCGCTAGGAAGATCACCATCCTTAGCCATCAGCATTTCTTGGATGTCCTCGGGTAGAGTAGCCCGTGACATGGTTTCCTTTACGATAACCTCAATGACTTCACCCATCGGGTCACGCTTCACTACATATCTCGACAACGGGAATACCCGTGCGCCACCCTCAGGGGGTAAGTAGAGAAGGACGTTACCGGCGACGATCAACTGCTTTAATGCTTCGAATATAGGAGAACGCATTCCAGAGTTTTCGATCTCTGTCATTACTGCGCGTTCATACTTGTTCAACGCTTCGTCTACCTTGGCACGTGCGCCCTCTGTTTGTGCAAGTTCTTGGATCGTGAAATCGTCAAGACGCATTGCAAAGAACGGTGCATTTGGTGGTAGCAGTGATAGAAGCAACTTAGATGCTAGGTTGTTCACACCACGTGCGCCAATACCCTGATATGGGGTGTATAATTTGGTTGTCGCTGTGTGACCCTCTTCAGGAACAAGCGAAGGGATAGTCAGTCTTGCTGCTTCCCTTGCCCGTTCAAGATAAGTTGTTCTGTGTGAAGAAAGGTTTTCGTATCGCTTTTCGCAAGTGCCATCACCTGTATGCACGATATACCCTTCCGATTACTTTAATAGTTGTCGTTAGATTGTTGAATCATTCCACCAAGTTTGTTTGTATCTTTGGTGTAATTATTCATTTTCTTGATTTTATAATCTTTGAAGCCAGCCATCTTCTTGTCGAGGTAGTTTGAGTTCTCATCTACTTCGCTCATCTGAGGTGCCTCTTGCTCCAACACGGGTGGTGCCTGTGGTGGGGGTGGAGGGGGCGGCGGCTCTTTTGGACTACTGAAAAAACACATACCGACCTCCTTATGCTCTCTGAATCTTCATTGCGTTCTTACGGCGGCGTTCACCGGCTGCTTTGATCGCGTTTG